ATTATTTATATGGCTTATTCAGGTAAATACAGAGTAAAACATCGAAGTAAGTATAAGGGTGATCCTGATAGAGTTATTTTTAGGTCTATGTGGGAACATCACTGCTTTACTTGGTGTGATAACAACCCGAATGTTAAAAACTGGTCTTCAGAAGAAGTGGTTATACCTTATCTATGGGATGTAGACAAACGTATGCATAGATATTTTATGGATTTAAAAATATGTTTTCAAGACGGTAGGACTATATTAGTAGAAATAAAACCTGATAAAGAAACAAAACCTCCTAAAAGACCTGACAAATCTAAACGATACATCAGTGAAGCTATGACTTATGTAAAAAATATGAATAAATGGAAAGCTGCTAATGAGTATGCAAAAGATCGTGGATGGGAATTCCAAATTTGGACTGAAAAGACTCTTACTGAAATGGGTATTATGCCTACGCAAAGCAAAAAGGGAGGCTTGAGAGCTCTTAAACCTCTTAAACCGATAAGCAGAAAAAAAGTCCTTAAAAAGAGATAAATAAGTTACATGAGCAATTTATTTCAAAAGATAGAACAAGACGCTTTTAGAGCAGGTATTACCCCACGCACTCAACAGTCGCGTGATTGGTTTCGTCGTAAGGTGCAGAATATTAGATCTATTAATAGAAACACTCTAATGAAGGATGAGCAATTATCTTTAGGTAGTAGACGGTTAATTGGGTCTATGCAGATGTTTTTTTATGATCCAAAACATAAAGAAAAACTACCTTTTTATGATAGTTTTCCTTTGACTATTGTTGTGAGTCCTGCTCCTGGGGGATTTATGGGTCTTAACTTACACTATTTGCCTCCTATATTAAGAGCTAAATTTTTAGACGCTTTGCTTGATATAACCAATAATAAAGCATATGACGAAACTACCAAGTTTAATGTTACATATAATACATTAAAAAGAGCAGCTAAATTTAAATACTTTAAACCATGTATAAAGCATTATCTAACAAGTCATGTTAGAAGCAAATTTGCAGAAGTGCAAGCTCCTGAATGGGAAATTGCTACATTTCTTCCTACAGCTGATTGGCAAAAAACAAGTGCACAAGCTGTATATACTTCTTCAAGGAAAATGATCTAATGGAAACAATTGATACGTTAAAAAGTTTAGTTTCTTCTAAGAGTGGTATAGCTAGATCTAATGTGTTTAGAGTGGTTTTACCTAGCTTACCAGGAGCCAATTCAGCTGATTTAAATCTTCTATGTAAAGATGTGCAACTCCCTGGAAGACAAATCATGACTAATGAGCGAAGAATAGGGTTACAATTTGAAAAAGTAGCTTATGGTTATGCTGTTACTGATATCAGTATGACTTTTCATGTAATGAATGACTATGGTGTTAAAAAATATTTTGAAACGTGGCAAAATTTAGCAGTAAATCAAGAGACTTTTGAAGTAGGATATTATAATGATTACACGTTTCAAATAAGAATAGATCAATTAAAAAAGGGGGTTTCTCTACCTGTATACTCTTTTAATAATTTTTTAGATCTATTTTCTTCAAAGGCTGTATTTTTAACTGAAGACGAAATAATTTATAGCTGTATATTAAATAATGCATTCCCAACTACTATGAACGCTATTCAGCTTAATAATGACTTAGATGGTATAGTAGAATTAAATGTACAACTATCTTATAAAAATTGGAACCAAATTTAATAAAGGATGAAATGATGGCTCTGCCCAAACTAAACGATGCTCCAAAATATGAACTAATTATTCCATCAACAAAGAAAAAAATGAGGTTTAGACCCTTTCTAGTAAAAGAACAAAAAATTCTTTTGATAGCAATGGAATCAGAAGATAAAAGTATGATTGCTAACTCTATTGCTGATACCATATCATCATGTGCTCAAGAAGATTTAGATATTAATAGTTTAACTATGTTTGATATTGAATACCTATTTACTCAAATTAGAGGTAAGTCAGTAGGAGAGTCAGCTAATATTTTAGCTAAATGCTCTGAGTGTGAAGCTGAGAATAAATTAAATGTGCCGCTAGATAAAATAAAAATAGAAATAAATGATAAAAATAAAAGTATAGAAATTAATAGCGAATATACTCTTAATATGAAATACCCTAAATTTACAGATACTATAAAAATAGCTTCTAGTGACAAGTCTAATATAGATCAAATGTATGAACTAATCTATGCTTGTTTAGATACTTTAGCTACTCAAGAAGAGTTAATAGATTTTAAAGATGAACCAAAAGAAGAAATTGAAACTTTTTTAGATGGACTCACACAAGAACAATTTGACGGTATATCAGAATTTGTAAGCAATATGCCTTCTCTTAAACATGATGTAAAATTTAAATGTAATGAATGTAAAGAGTCAAACACACTAACTTTAAATGGAATACAAGATTTTTTTTAATATCCCTCTCTCACGATAATTTAGCTAACTACTATCAAACAAATTACCAATTAATGCAAAATCACAAGTATTCTCTAGATGATGTAGAAAGTATGATACCTTGGGAGAGGGAGATATACGTCAGTATGTTAATAGATGATATAAAGAGACAAAACGAAGAAGCTAAAAAACAGCAATTAATTAGGTAAGCAATAATGGCAAACATTACTTTAGAACACATCAATAAAACTCTTGAAGTGCAAACCACTGTTATTGGTAGTGTTAAAGATGCTATTTTAAGACAGCTACAATTAGCAGAAAGACAAGCTTTAGATGCCGAAGAAGCTCGTCGTGAAAGTGCTGCTGTGCTAGCTAGAAAAGGGTCAGGAACTTCAAAGGGATCAAGCTCTTCTAGCTCTTCTGGAGGAGGGCTTGGTGTATTACCTTTAGCTGGGCTTCAATTACCAGCAATTGCTGCACTGACAGCATCTATATTTGGGTTTGATGACGCTATAAAATCTGTTGGGATAATTAGAGCTTTAGACGCTATAAAGAAATCTTTTGGACCTGATGGTAAAATAATCAAGCTAATCAACACCATAGATGATCTTAGAATTTTTGCTCAAGTAAGAGCTTTAGAAATTGCAGATCAGATTAAAGATTTTAAAAATTTAAAACTACCTAAAATTACTCTACCAGATTTTCCAGAAGGTTGGGGTAAGTTAAGATTACCTAGCATGGATCTTATACCTAAAATTTCATTTAACATTCCAGAAGCATGGGGAAAAATTCAATTACCAAGACTAGTTGATTTAGGTTTACCGAAAATAACACTACCAATACCCGAAGGTTGGGGAAAGCTAAAACTACCAGACTTCCCTAGTACTGGAGATTTATTTGATGGTATATCAAAAGTTATAGGAGGACTACCAGCTGGTCCAGGTATGCATGGAACAGGTTTATTAGGGTTTATAGGAGCAATAGCTAATGGTTTAGGTAAAATACCTCTCTTAGGTCCTATTTTAAAAACTATCACCAGACCATTTACTCAAATTATAATGTCTGTTATAGATTTCGCTATGGGGTTTTATGAAGGGTTTGCAGAAGAAACAAGTGATAGTCTTAAAGACAAATTAATGGCTGGTCTTGAAGGAGGGGTACTAGGGGTAATAAAAGGTATCACTGATGCTGTAGACATGGTGTTTATAGATTTACCAGCATGGATATTAGGGAAACTAGGTTTTGAAGGAGTTGCAGAAAACTTAAAGCAGTTTAGCTTAACCGCACTTGTTGATCCTATTTGGGAAGGAATTAAAGGTACATTTAAATTCGCCTTTGATCCAGTATTCAGACGACAAAAAATAGCTGAGTTTAGAGAAAAATTTGATCTGGTTGGAATGATAGGTAGATTTTTTACTGATCTATATCAAAGCACCCTGGAGTTTTTAGGTCTTGCAGACGATATAAATGAGTTAAAAGCTCAATTAGCGAATTTAGAAGCTAAGGGTGTTACGATACCACCACGATATCACGGCGATCCAAATGCTATTCTTGAGGCTAGGGAACAGAAAAAATACGAACTAAGAAAAAAAATAGCTGAAATGGAAGGAACTCCCTTTACAGATACTCGGCCAATGCATTTGCAAATGAATACTGGCTCTACAATACCAGGAGCTGAAGAATTAATAATACCTGGAGGGCCTCAAGACAGTAAACATCCATTACATCAACGCCAGTGGATGAAAGTTCTTGACTTACTTCCCGGTAAAGTAATTGATGATCTATTATCTAATCCTGTTAATCGTAATCCTCCTCCTATAGTTTTTAGAGAGGGAGATAGAATAGATAATAGTACACATACTAGAACAACCAGTAATAGTGAGAGTAGTAGATCTCCTATAAACGC